CCCTATAAAGAGTTCGGAATCTCAATGGTTTGGAGGCTAATTTCCACTCGATTCACTCGAACTGGAAGGTTCAAATGAAATATCGAACCCAATATCACGGTTTAAGACGTGCAAATCGAGGTCGAAGCACTCGAATCTCACGCTCGTCAAGTTCGCGCTGGAGTGAACCCGAAATGGTGAGTGTTGTTCGGTCGAGCATAGAGGTATCGGAATTGAGAAGAGTTCCCGATGCCGTGAGCACTGGTGTTTGATTGGGCTCTCGTTGAAGCCCCACGACCGAACCCGATAGCGAAGCCCACTCCCAATGAAACACTGGAAGGAGAGCAGGGGCGATTGTTCCAAGTTCTTGACCCGATACGAGTGCGATTTTGCCGTTTATCGTATCGCCTTGAGCCCACTGCTTCCATAAGTCGGAGAGATAGAAGAAGGCATTCTCGTATTGGGCTGGTCGAGGATGGATAGCCCAATTCGTTGGAACTGTGCGACCTGCTCTCGCCAACGATAACGCGCCCCAATTGCGTGGCATGAATCAAAGAATGCCGAGTGGGGTTTATGTCAATTCACTTGAGGGCTTTGGCTTCTTCCGAATCAGCCAACCTTTCAAGCACCTGCTCGCGTGTGAGAGTGCGGTGCATCTCCAAGCAACGGACGTAGTGCTTGAGTCCACCAGCATCAGCCTCACGCTTGAGGATGGAGAGGTATGCCTGCTTGACGAACTCTTCATTTGAAATGGATTCATCCTCCACATCAGGAAGGCTCGTTTTCGTGGCTTTCTTAGCCTTCTTTGGGGCAGGGGTGGGTTCTTCCACCACTTCCTCGACTACGGGCTCAGGAGAGGCTTCAGGAAGCGATTCTTCGACGGTTTCGGTCGGTGCTTCCAATCGAGCAACCAGTTCGGACTTTGTTCCAGATGTGTCGAGTCCTTTTTCCTCGCATAGTGCAATCAATTCTTTCTTCGTGAGTTCCAAGAGGTTGCTCATGGGTTTTGAAACCTGAGCGCGCTTTATGAATGTGTTGATAAGGGTGGGGAGGTGATGGAATAATGCGAAGGCTGCACCTCCGATTGGTTTGGTTCGGGCTCTTTTCCAGACCATGTGAGACGGAGGGTGGCGGTTGCCTTCGTGGGTGATTCCATACACCCTCTCATCCCGCCATCCTCCACCTATTCCTCTTAAACCGCGTATAGGAATCGAATCACCAATGCCATACAAAGACCGTCAAAAACGGCTCGCATACAATAGGGCATACAACAAACAGCACTACGCCAACAATCGAGAGAAATATCTCGAAAAGGTGAAGCGGAGGCGACGTAAAATCAAGTCGCTTTACGAGGAATACAAGCGAACTCTCTCCTGCACCGATTGTGGTCTTTCGGGCGAGGAACACACATGGTTGATTGATTTCGACCATCGAGAGCCATCGAAAAAATCTCGAACTATCTCTCGAATGGTTTCGGATGCAACAGCATGGGAACGAATCAAAGAGGAAATTAACAAATGCGACCCAGTGTGTGCGAATTGCCATCGCATTCGAGAGCATAGGCGATTCAAAAAGCGTGGCAGGCAAAATCCCAAGAACACCAATCCAAAGGCGTTTGAGGATAACCAGCGAAGGCGGAGAGTTCTCAAGCGAAGGAAGGAAGAGGAATTGAAGAAGGAATATCCCAACGGCGGTCGAAGTGGACCACCATCAACGAATCGACATAACCGCCCTCTCAATCAAGACGTACGCGAAAGATTGGGGCTTGATGAGGAAGAATGAAACCATTCAGCGTGGGAACGCCTCTCCGTTGGCTCTCACTCTTCCCATCGGATTTCGACCGAAACATCAATGCGATACCCTATGCAATTGTCATCGTTTGATTGGGGACCACAATCGGGCTCAAACAACATCACTGGTTTTGTTGAGTCCGTTCTTCGGATGATGATGTAGTGATAATCGGAGATGCCGTCGGCAGCGTGAACGAGGCTTCCATTGTTCAACACCACTTTCAATTTGGTGAACATCGACCACACTCCAGTTCGAGTGGGGGCAAAGAGGGTGATTTGCATGAATTGTCGAGAGGTCATGGCAATTTGAGTGCCAAGCCCAAGAGTCGCCATCTCCGATTCGCCATAGATAGGTTGGATTGCGATTTGGAATGTTTTCTGTTTCTTGAATTGTAGCCATCCAGCATTCACGGTCGGAGTCCACGTCCCATCGGGTGAAGCCATATTGGTTTCGATAATGTTCTTCAGAACCGTGTGTGGGTCGGTTGTTGGAACTCCCCTATCGGTGATTGCCATTTGTCATCACGTCCTCAAGCAAAGTTCCTCCAAGTGTAGCCACTTGGTTGATGCTCACCAAATACCGCCACATCGAGAGTGCGATGGCGTTTGACCAGTTCGAGCATTTCGTTATATTCGCTCTCGGTCGCTTTGAGCAACGGAGTCCATAACTCCTTGATTCTCTCCGAACAATTTTCGTCAATCAAAGTCGCTCGAATTGTCGCTCGAACAGCCAGCAGAACCGTAGCCATTTTGACTTCCATCGGTATTGAGCCCAATACGACTCCAGTGGTGTATGTGATTTTCAATCGCTGCTTCAACGTCTCGGTGAACGGATAATGGAATCGAACAATTCCAGCATCTCCGTTTTCGAGATAGCAATTATCCTCTCCACGCGTACGCCCAATGTCAAGGTCGGTGAGAACGCCTTCGCTGTTTGCTTCCTGCACGGTCGTGAGAGATGCTACGGGGCGATACGAGAGCGTGATGTGCTCAAGCCCGTATGCGGTATCAAACCACTCGACTTTCGTTTCGGTGCTTGAGAACTGGCGAAGTGCATAGGCATCGACCATTCGAGATGCGTTGGTGATGAATCCACCAATCACGGAATCGCTTGGTCCCATGCCATCATCAGACGCCAATCCAAGATAATTCCGAACATCGGTCGCTGTGCAATAATCTTCGGCTGCCATGAATTATCACTGCTCATCGGGGTTTAAGAGAAAACCCATCCTGATTCGTTCCCGACCAGCCGAGCCTCACGGCTCATGCCTATCGAGAGTCATCGCTTAGGGCGACTCAACCGACTCAAACAGTGTCGATTCCGTTCAAGAGGCAGATTGCATCAGTGTAGCGAACACCGAAGCCAACGTCTTGGCGAGGAATCAGGACAAAGCGGTCGCGCTGTGGTTCGTCCTCAAAGCCCATGTTGAACCTGCGCTCGGCTTGGGTTGGGTTGCCGATTAGCGGAGAACGGACGTGAAGCAGGATTGCTTGAGTCTGGGTCGTGGTTGAACCATCGAACACACCAGCGTAGTTCAGGTTGGTTGGGATGACACCTGTTCCAAAGACGCGGACACCATAGATGCGACCAATTTCACCAGAAAGGATGGTTGCACTTGGACCGTATTTGTCAAGGGTTTGCAGTTCGGTCAAGCCAAGCAATTGAACCTCAAGGTTTCGAGGAACAATCAATGCGAGTTCATCACGGTTGTCCGCGTACACTCCAAGACTGGCGATGGCTGTGCGAAGGTGGCTCAAAGCGAATGTTCCAGAAACACTCACTGCTGTTGCTGCTGCACTCTTTCTCAATCCGTTGAGTTCGAGAAGATAGTCGTTGTTGGAAGCATTGACACCCGTTGGGTTGGTGGAAACATTGTATGCACCCATGATGTTGTCTGCATACGATGAACCCGTTTCGGTATCAGCGTTGATGAAGAGGTTCTGCTCGTTGTATGCCAAGCGAGAAGCAAGATCATCACGAAGAACGGTCAAAAGCCCCTCGACACCATAGGCGATGAGATAATTGCCGATTGGAACATTGGCAATCATGGTTTTCAGCGTCAAGGTGATTTCGCTGGTTGCTTGGCGGGATTCTGCTGCTTCAGTTCCAGACTCGACTGCCGAGAGGGTCTGAGCGTGGAAGTTCACACTGCCAGTCAATTTTGGGACATTGATGGTGCGGGTCGTCATTGGAAGTGCAGGGAACAGACCTCGCATGAAGTTCTGTTCATACACAATTTGGATGATTTCTTCGCTCGTTTCTGTTGGGAAGAAGGTTGAACCTGTGGACGCACCTGCGCCACCCAAAGCATCCTTCACTCTTGCCACTACATCATTGAAATTGATTTATTCATTCATGTTCTTCACCTGTTTTGTTTTGCCCGTTGGACTGTGATTATGCACCCCTCTTGGTGCTCAATTGTGCTTCAAGCCATGAAGCGAGT